AGTTTTATCTTTAGATATAGCAGCCATCTCAGATTTTGTCATACCTTGATATACAGATTTTCTATCTTTAACTTTAGGAGATATATTAATCTTTTGACCTACTCTTATTTTATTTAAATCTTTAATACCAGGATTAGCTTCTTTAATTGCTTTTAATGTAGTACCATTAGCTTTAGCAATTTCTGAAAGAGTATCACCTTTTTTAATTGTATAAGGTTTAAATTGTTTTAAATCTTTTAAAACTTTATCTATAACATTATCTGCTGTAATAACTCCTGCAGTTGTAGCTGTTACTGCTAATCCAGCTTTTTTTATATTTTTAATTCTTTTTTGATCTGCAGCTTTTAATCTTTTTAATCTATTTTTAGCTGTATTTAATTTTTTAGGATTACTAAAACCAGCAAACTTTTTATCTTTTGCACTTTTTTTAGTTAATGTTTTTATTTGACCTTCAGTTTTTTTAATAGCTTCTTTATTAGAACGTAAAGCTTTAATAATTTTTTTAAGTTTAGGAAAAGCTTTTCCACCTTTTGTAAGTAATCCAATCATTATTTTGCTCCTATTACAGGTGAGGTTTTAACACCACCTATATCAAAGGATTCTCCTTGAGAAAGTTCTGGATCAGATACAGCATCTATAGCTCCTTGTACTGCAGGTCCTTTACGAGCTGCTCCAAATCCTTGTCCTGTTGGTTTGCCACTTGTTATACTAGAATCTTTAGTTTTTAAACTAGCAGGAAATCTACCTTGAGTTCCACCAATAAATTCTCTATCCATAATTATACTCCTTATTCGTAATAAGAAGATACAAGATCATTACCATCAATAATGCCACCTCGTTTTCTTCTTACCATAGATTGTTTTTGTAAATTTTCTGCAATGCCTTGTGAAGCATTCATAATATTATTTAATTCTTTTGCTTTATTAGGAGATAATCCTCCTCCCATATTTTTCTTAATTACTTTTTTCTTCACTTTAATATCTCCAGGTTTTGTTATTTGTTGTTTAATATTAGAACTACTTACCAAAACGAGCAGCTCCCCACCCTCTAGGTTTTTTTATAGAACTTTTTCTTTTCTTTTTTATTTGTCCACCAGTTTCCATTCCTAACATACTAGATGCAGGACCTAATATATCAGCAAGTTCATATATAGTAAGTAATTTCATAGCTTTACTATTTATAATTTTTTTTAATTTAGAAGATTTTTTTTTATTTTTACTTGCCATTAATTAGCACCTTGTATAACTGGTGTTGGTCCTCCTGCAGGACTTGCTGGAGATTGCATATCATCTCTTCTAGTTCTTCTAGCTTGGTTACGTAAAGCATCTATTGAATTTTTATACTTTGCTTCCCATGATTGAACTACATTAAAATCTTTTATAAAATAATTAGCTTCTATCATACATGCATTAAATAAAGCATTATAACAATTTTCACTAAAGTAATTAGAAGTTGTAGCACTTGTACCTGTAGCACTAGCTAAACCTAAAGGTTGTTTTGTATATTGTATTTCACCTGCTAATGTAGAAGTAGGTGTAGGTACTACGTAAATTTGTGTATTTGTTTTACGTGCATAATATCGTGGAGTTCCTACAGATGTAGGTTTATTCCAATAGTCTATTGCATATTCATATGTTCTTTGTAATAAAGGTATAATACCAGTTGGTTCACCAAGTACAGTTGCACTTGTTGTAAAGTTTACATTACGTACAACTAATGCACCATCAGGTAAACTTACTACTGGATTGTTTGCTGTAAAAGTAACAGAAGAATATGTATCTAAAGCTACATCATCTAATTCTTTTATTAAACGATCTTCAGCTTTCTGTACAAAAAAAGGAATTTGAGTAGCAAACTCATTTGAATCATTTTCTATTGTATTTACAATATCATCTTTTAAATAAGAATAGTTAGGCATTTATTTATCCTAAGATTAAAGTTACACTACCTGCTTGAGGAGTAGCAACACTTACTGTACCTTCACACTTAATACCAGTTTCTCCCATGTAAATATCTGCTGTTCCACTTGCACCAACTTGGAATTGTATTTTACTTCCATCTTTATCACCTATATCAAAGAGACCAGTTACTGTAGTAAAAGCATGAATAGCTAAAATACGTGTAACTCTAGGTAATGTAACTGCAATAGATGTTCCTGCATTATTTGTTGTACTTACAACAGTTGGTTGTAGTATAATACCATCTCCTGATTTATAAGCTGTGGTAATATTTGTAGACATATATCTTTCCTTATATTATAGAGGAGGAGAATATCTCTACTCTCCTCCAATATTTATAATTAGGCTCCTTGATTTCCAAACCAACTTCTCCAATCAGAAACACCAAAAGAATATCTTTCACGTGCTTTGAATCGTAAGTTGCCAGTATCGAAATCTGGTTCCATTTTAGTTTGTAATGGAGTTCTATTAAACATTTTAGTACCATTTGGTACGTCTGTTTTAATGAACCATGCATTTACATCTGTAAATCTTCTGTTCACATAGAATCCATCAGGTAAAACACCTAGATGTCTTATAGCATTGATGTCATTGTTTGCAAAGTGATTTGCAGTTCCTAATACACCTGCAGTAGTGCCTGGTGTGTTTAGAAGTACATCTGCTGTAAACATTAGATCTGTTGGTACGTGTAATGAAACACCTGAAGCACCTATAAGGATGCCACGATCATCAGTAGTTTTTTGTATCTGAATGATTGCTGCTTCAATAGTACCTTCAGCTATAGCTGCTGCAGTAGTAATGTTAGTTACTGTTCCAGAGCCTACAACTGGGTGTGCTGCACTAAACATTGGTACACCATCACCTTGATTTGTTGCGAAGCCATTGTTGTACAAGTCAGCAGCTTTTTGCTGTTTTGTACTTCCCATAGCTCTTGCTAATCCTTTTGCTCTTAGTTTTGCAAAAGTATCATATAAATTATCTTCCATAGCTTCTTCAGTTACTGCGAATGCTAATGCTACAGTTTCGTTAGTATACCTTGAAGTATAACTTTCTGATGCATCATCATAAACTACAGCAGCACCCTCACCTTTAACAGGTGCAGCACCAAAGCCTGTGAAGAGTACTTCTTCTTCAAATGCTCTGTCTGAGTTTTCTATTTCGTATAATGGTTTATGTTCTTCGTCTACGCTGCCATATTCTATTCCAAAAACTGCATTCAGTCCAGGAAGTAGCTCTTTGGCAATACTTGCTCTATTAATAGCCATTTAATTATTCCTTTCCTATTAAGCTGTTGAAATAGTTGCTGTTGTATAATTATCAATATGATTATTGATACGTACTTCATACCATGGATAATCGTCAGTTTCACCTGCTGATGAACTTGTTGCTGTATCCCATGGAGCTCTACGTATTACTCTCATATTAACATCTGTTAGCACAGGTCCAGATGCGTCTAACTCATAGCCACTATTACCTGTTTTTGTTGAACCTGCTCCTGCAGTCCATACACCATTGTAAGTACCTGCACCAAAGCCTGCTGCTGCTGTTACAGCACCATCTGCTTGTATAAAGTATGTTTGAGCTGGATCAGTACAAACATGTAATTGAATGTCTGTTGCTGTTGAACCACCTGTCCAATGTCTACTGAATTGTTGATCACCATTACTGTCTACATAGCTGCATCCTTGGAAAACTCCTGCAGTTTTTATAGTTGTATTAGCACCTGTAGGTATAATTGTGCCTGAACTATAAATTGCTATAGGATCTCCTGTGAACATGCTTGTAGGCAATGCTGCTGAAGGAACTATTGGGCTTATGTTATCCCCAACAGGAATCATAGTAACACCAGTAGAGTTAGAACCTGAGCCATTTTTTCTTGCCAGTACCAGTCCTCTAGGACTATCAACTGAAGCCATATTCTTTCTCCTTTATTAATTAATAATAAGCAATAAAAGGATTAATCCTGAAAGTTAGGTTGTCTTCCTGTTACCACTTTTGATTTACTGTTATTAGAAATAGGCATACGAGAATTATTAGAACCCATAAGTTGAGCTTCAATAGCTTCGTTCATGGCTTTACTTTTATCTCTGTAAAACTTACTTCTAGCTTCGTATCTACCAGTTGGGATTTTTGCTAATCCTACGTCAGCACGACAGACTACCCCTGCGTATCTACCTTCCTCTCTCACGAAAGAGGTTGCACTCATTTCAGGAACTTCAGCTAAGTCAACAAATACCCATCCTTCTTGCAGTTTCTTGCCTAAATGTTTTACGTCATCTTCACCTTTAAGTGTCATTCTTACCCACCCAAGTGTCATACCTTCGTTGGCGAAACGCTTTTCAACTGCTTCAGGAATATGAAGAACATCTTGCTCTTCAAATGTGTATTCAACTTCTTCTCTAGCGTTGTTTTCTCTTAAATCAGAACTACGTGTATTATTAATTCGTGTCATTATTTTCTTCCTCCACGCTGCATATTAATTGTTGTATACTCTCCATCAGCCTGTTCAGACTTTTGTTTTTCAAGAGCATACTGTTCAAGTGGTATATCCCATTTGTTAGCTAGTCTAATATCTTCTTTTGACAGCTTAACCTTTTTACTAGAACCTGGAGAGCTGCGAGATGCTCCAGCAACCACTTGAGCAGGTTTTGACGCTTCTACCTGCTGGCGAACTTCCTCAACTGGAGCAGCTTCTGCTGCAAACTTATGAGGAAATGTTTCTTTTAACCTACGATCTATTTCAGTATAATATTCTGCATCTGTAGGACTAAAACCTTCTTCTTTTAACTGTCCATCTATAGCTAAAGCTGAAACAGTCATAATTTGATCTTGACCAAACCATTCATTATTAGCTGCCCATTGTTCTGCCTTTGGATCTGGTGTAGGCATAGGTGGCTGATATTGTGGTTG